GTCTACATCGTAACGATAATGTCTAAGGCATTGTAAACCATCGTAGCAATTTTCTCTATCAAACCAACAATTTCTAAATATAGTTCGTGCTGCATTGATACTGTCCGCTACTGGTGTTCTCTCAATTATCCGTGTTTTGTAGCCAGCTGCGCGGACAATCTCCTCGATTGATTTGCCGTTGCTTGCCAAGGTTTTGTTTTGTGCATCGTGCGGTAGCCACAGCGTATCGTAGATATAACCATAGGTTTGCATTAGGGCTAGATAATGACTTATGGTCTTTTGGCTGTCTTCATGGTAACGGATTAGCCTGGTCTCCATGCCTACAAACTGTAAGAACCAGATTGCTGTGCTATCAGCCCACCCAAGGTCAAATATAGCGTGTACAGGCTTTGTAGGGTCATAGTTGACCTTTGTAATTCGCCCGTCTAACTCTGCCACTTGCATTTCGTTGGCAAAGATAGCGCCATCGACTGTAAGCCTGCACAAGCCTTCCCAGACTGTTTGATAAGCGCTTGGGTCACGGCTTTTTAGCGCGTCTTTCTCTAGCGCCAGCGTTTCAGGAAACCATGGGTTATCAGACCAGTTAATTTTTTGCACTACCGCATGTTCTGGTGGCTTTACAACAAAACGCTGGTAAGTTTCATCCGTTTCCAATTCTGGGTTAAATGTGACCCAGATTTCAGATTCTTCCTTACGAATGGTAGGAATTAGCGTATTCCAAGACATACGGCTGACCGTTTGGGCTTCTTCCACCCAACAAATGTCTATGCCTTCGTAACTTTTTACATTAGCCACATTGTTTTTTAGCCCCACAAAAGCAAACTCAGAGCCATTTCTGCCCCTGATGCTGTTTTGGGTTATTTCGTATATCGAATGCATATTCATTAACTCGATTTGGTCACATAGCAATTTATGAACCGAGTCACGAATGGAAGTCTGGTATTCCCTAGCGCATAAAACCCTAATAGGGCTACGCGCCCCAAGAATTAAAAGAGCCTTGGCTACGCTGTGAGATTTGCCAGCGCCTCGCCCGCCATAATAGATTTTGTACCTAGCCTTATCAAAAAGGCTTGCCATTTTGACGGGAAACTGTGCGTTGGCTTCACTCATTAGGTTTATGGAAAGTCACTTGGATGCTCGTTAAAGGCTCGCCATCTGCGCCCGTGACTTCATGTTTTTGTGTTTCTGACCACTTCATTTGGGTTTTAGTCCACCAAATTAGGCTAGTTGTATCGCCAGCCGTGGCTTTCTGAAACAAAGTGCCTGCAATTTGCCTATTGGCTTTGGCTTTGCCTATGTCCAATTCAGCCCTGTAATGCTTTCTAAGTGTCTTATCGTCTATTCCTACCAATACACCAATGGATTCATGCGGCAAGCCTAAACCGCTACTGGTTTCAACAAGTTTGCGGGTTTCTTGTGTAGGTTCGTGCAGAATCATTTTATAAAGGGGAAATGTTAGACAGATTATAGTTTCTGAAGGTCACCGCTGACAATCTCAGGCACAGCATGCTTCCATTTAACCATGTGATGTAGCCTTTTGTTCGTAACGCCCATTTCTGCTATCTTGACACAACTTGGTGCATACATCACGGAATAGAAACTTTTTACGTATGTTCCTAAATCTAGGTAAATGTCTGTTAGTCCACCAGCATTTGCCTGTGTTGTTACCTGTTCCAGTCTAATTCTTGGTACTGTTATAAATAGTTTGCCAAGATTGCCTAATCCTACATAAGCGTTTACATCTTCGTTAATTCTGCCCATGAATTTAAATGGTTTGGCAGTATTCATAAAAAAGGCATTCATAGCTTTACGGGAGAATTTGCCTTGCTTGGCTAGTTTTGCCACTTTAGAGCCTGGTCCACCAATAAAGTCACCGCCTTGGGACATACATACAGAATCTGCTTGGCTTTCTATAAGGAATTCCACCATGACATCACAGATGGCGTCTAGGTTTTCCAGTTTGCGGTGTTGGGTAATGTAGTTGCCGTTGTTATCAAAAGTGTTATAAAAATGCCCATAATCGTCATCTAACTGAAGAAAATAGTCGATTCCCATTTCCTTGGCTATAACAAAATTCCAATTTCTGGCATATACCACAGAGTTGCGTTTACCAAAGTTGTCACCGCTATCCGTGTAATTAATGGCTTTTTGCTTGTTAAATACGATAACTTGCTTGCCGTAAATCTTTTTGTATTCATCGGCTTGCTTATCTTCGTCATCAATCATTAGATAGATTTTGCCCGTGTAGCCTTGTTTTTTAAGCGTGGCGTAGGTTATGACATTGTTAGCCCTACCATGGGTCAAAATAAAGACAGCAAACTTATTCTTCATTGTCTTCGTCATAAATTTCATCCAATTTCTTGGATAGATTTACCCATCCGTTGGCAATAGCGTTATCTATGTCAACAATAACCAAGGCTGAATCTTCCATTAGTTGCTGTACAGGTCGCTCAGAATGGGCGTAATAGTCAGCAATTAGTTGGAAATTAAGCACTACATGCCTACCAGCAGTAAGCATTAAAAAGTCTTTCTCTGCTTGCGGTAGTTTAGAAGCCTTAATTTTTTCGATTAAGTCAAAAGCCTTTGAATCATCATACAAATCTTTAACATTTGGCTTTATTTCAGAGGGTTCGTATGTAGGAATGTCCACTTTTTGGGTGTACATGTTCTCCTCATCTTCTTCCTCATCCAATAAATTAGTTAAAAATTCATCGTCAAAAGCCAAAATGTCCAAGTCAAAAGACAAATCTTTTAAGTTTTCTAGTTCAATCTTTAGTAAAGCCTCGTCCCAATCAGCGTTTAACGCTAAATTGTTATCTGCAATTACATAGGCTTTTTTCTGGCTTTCTGAGAGGTCAGATAGTTCGATAGTAGGAACTTCAGTCATTCCTAATTTACGTGCCGCCATGAGCCTGCCATGACCAGCAATAATGCCGTTATCCCCGTCTATCAGTATTGGGTTAGTCCAGCCAAATTCCTTAATGCTTGCCGCGATTTGTGCCACCTGTTCGTCAGAGTGGGTGCGGCTGTTGTTCACATAAGGGATTAGTTCTGTGACTTTTTTTTGAGTTATTTTCACTTTTTTTTAGCCTTTTGAGCCTCGCGTTTTTCTGAATACGCTATCGCAACGGCTTGCTTGACTGGTTTACCAGCCTTTATCTCCGTCTTGATGTTTTCTTTAAACGCTTTCGGGCTTGTCGATTTCTTCAACGGCATCGTCTTTCTCCAGTTCAGCCAAAGTCCATTGGCATTGTTGTAAAGCACCGTTAATTTGGTGCAGCTGTTGTTCCAATTCCTTACCTTTTGCGATTAAGTCTTGGATTCGTAAGGTGATTAGTTCTTTATTCATGCTTCTTCCAAAACTGCACAAATGTCTTGCCAACTCATTTTAAGGTGGCGCTCACCATCTAAGTTTAGTTCCTCAAACTTCAAGTATTCGTCTTTGTATTCTTTAGCCAAAGTGCCAAATAGCACTCGGTCACCAATGTTTACGCCTTGGTTTAATGCTTCGTCACCAGCTGCAACCACAGTACCGATTGAGTCGGCTTCTTGCATCAAGGATAAGTCTAGCGCTGACTTTAGGCGAGGTTCTGGCTTGACAATAATTTTGTCTCTTAATGGGCGTACATTCATTCTGCCACCTCTTTTGCTTTGGGCGGTCTGCCCTTCTTGCGTTCTTTTATTTCTATGTCTTGACGCAAAAAAGCCCCCGCGTCAACGGGGGTAACTTCGGCAACTGCTTTCACCGAAAACTCACCACAAGTCTCATTTGGACTGCGGTTTTGATAGGTAGGGAATCTGCGACATAAACCCAATATTGAACCATTGTCGTGGTAATGTCGGCAGTCCCTACAATACGTATCAGCCATATCAACCTTTCTTTGATGTGGTTAGAAACCCCTTTAGTCACGCACGACTATTGGGGTTTCGCTTTTTACATTTTGTCTTGTGCGTGTTCGTAGCGCTCGTGAGCGTAGCACTCTTTCTCAGAAGAGCCACCCTTCATTTCGCCTAAACGACCATCGTGCATACCAGCGTGTGATGCCATACGCATACCGAGACCATCGGCTTTGCCCATGCCAACACCGCCCTTGATAGGCGCTTTACGCTCGCCAGAGGTATCAGAACTCAAAGCACCTTTAGGCACTTTTTCGCCAGATACGCCAGACTTAAATTTCTCAGCATCCATTTTTCCCATGATATTTTCCTTGCAAGGTTAACGCATTGTACAATGCCATCACATTATAGGAGTTTTTTCCATGCCTACCAAATTTACCTTAACTAGCGAAAAAGCCAAGCACGACACACCAAAACACTATGTTGTGGAACGCGAGTGGAAAGCCGAAAAGCGCAAAGTAGCTGCACTTGAGAAAGAACTCAAAACGCACGAAAAGACTAGCATGGATAAAGCCCATCCACCTATGTCGCATGAGCAAAGAAGCGCACCTTTGCCAAATATGCGTAAGTGATAGCCGTCTCATAAAGCAGAGTCCACTTGGTATTTGCACAGTTCAAGTTAAGGCGCTAACCCTTATTCGGCTATCGAGGTTTATGTTAGCAAAGACCGAATAGTCTCGTTTAACACGGACAATTCGTCTGCCTTGTAGACATTCCATATCCGTTGTTCCCCGTGTATGCCGTTATGTGACCCTTGGTGGCA